AACAACCCGGACAAAAACCACTCAGAAACGAAAAAGGCCTACGCCGTTAAGCGTAAGCCCTTGATATTCATGGTGCCGAAGCCGGAATCGAACCGGCACGCCCTTACGAGCGGGGGATTTTAAGTCCCGAGGGGAAATCAATCAGGCCGCGCCTTGTGATAGTTTTTCTGGTCCGCAATCACTCTCTAAAGGATGCCATACAGCCCAATGTTTCCGCATACGTGCAAAAGATTGCGGCCCGGAAAAACTCTGATTTGGATTCATAAATAAGCGTTCAGCGCGAGGTGAGCGAAACCAAAGGTATGCCGATACTGCATATCTCTGCACTCGCAAGCGATTGTACTAGACCCCTAGCACCCCATGCTTGAAAACGGGTGTAAAGCCCAGCATTTACGGGTCTTCTTCTGGCGCTCGCTGCGAACGGTGGCTTACAGAGGCGAACAGAAAATAGCGAATCCCCGAAAAAGTCCCCATGCACTTTCGGCTCCACTCGATCAGCAATCGGCTATCCACCGCTAACAAAAGCCTGAAGCGCAGTACTGCAGCCCAGATAGAACTGCCAGAAAGAGACAACAACAACCAGGAGTGCTATCCATCGCATCACCTCACCGATCATTTGGCTGTGACGTCCCAGATCACCGCCAAAGCCTGCTTGGCAAAGATATGCGGCTACAGTCCCAATACCGGTGCACATGACCCCTATGACAAAGTGCTCAAGAGACGACGCCAAAAGAGCTTTCACCGCGGCGCCAGTGAAGCGCGACCAAGCTGTTCCAAGAAAAGCAAGGAATGCGACAGCAGCACCACCGTTGATTAAAAGCACGCTCTTGATTGCTAGGTGAGCTGTAGCGATAGTCGCCCTTAGCATCTCAAGCCGGCTTTCATGATCACGCTGGTTGTTGTTTTGCCAGGCAGCCAGATGCGATTTGAACTGTTCGAGATTCGCCTGCTGGAGCTCAACATTTTCGGGAGTCCGCCGCGATTCTTCTTCGATCACAGTTACCAATTTCGCAAGGCTTTCAAGTGATACCTCAGACAACCCTTTCGTTTTAGCCGATTCGATCTCTTTGCGAAGAATCGATATAACGTCCGATGTAAGCATATGGCAATTATTCTCATTGAATAGCTTATAGATCGATAGCCGTAAGAGCTGTGGCTCAACCGCTCAATACCGTAGTGCGCTGATTGAGATCATGAGCGAATTGATGACACGAAGCCAGCTTAGAACCGACGGTAATGGCGAGCCTGCATCACCACCATGTCAAGGTGACCCCGAAAACTACGCAAGCTACTGATCCATAAGGAAAAGCGGCCCATTTTCGAGGGGTATAAAACCGGCCCTTCACCCTATAAGAATCAATAACTTAGCGTTGTATATTCCTACAGTGGTCTCCCTTCCCACGGCGTTCTGCCGACCGTTAAATATCCTTTGAATATGGTGCTACGCTTCCTTGATTCACGGAGGAAAAGCACATGTCGCACTCAGATCTACTCCCTTCCCTGCTCTTCAAAATCAACGAAAACCAACTCGCCCTTGAAGCCGCCATCATGGAGCTCACCAATTGGGTTGAGCAGCGTGGCGCAGCCGAAGTCGCCGACAACGTGCGCGGTGCGCTGGTCGCGATTGACCGTAACGAGGAATTCATCAAGATGACGCTCGCGGTGATGAGGGCACCGGATTGAATGCAATCGACGGAAACCACTCTAGCCAAAGATTACATGCTGGCTTTGAGCCTGGATTGTGTAGGCATCACAGCGGCAGACCTGCATAATGCTGGCTTCTAGCCATCCCCCATCTGAGGAACTTGATGGGCAGCAAAAGAGGAAGTCGCTGTTGAATAAGTATGGAATTGCAGGCTTGGTGATTGCTGGCGTTTATGGCGTTTACCTAGCAGTCGGCGCTTTGAGCGTGTTCTTCGGTTATGGTGCCGTCAATGATTTGAAAGAGTGCATGGAAATCTCGGCTAAAGAGCCTATCCCAAAGCTCAGGGCAAAAGAGTTTCTGAGTAAAATTGACAATCGGGTGGTAGCTGAAACCACGGCAGCTAACGTCGTACAAGGTGGCGTTACGCTTGCAGACGCTGCGGCGGGACAACATAGCCAAGGCCCGAGCATCACTCCAGAACTAAAAAAGTGTCTTGCAAACCTGCAGCAGGCTATCGAAACCGACAATCCGTCTGAAGGATAATGACTCGGGTTTAGCATTCCCGTTGCTAGGATTCTAGGCATTAATGGATGCAGGCGAAAATAGAAACCCCGGGGCTCGAACCTTCGGGGTTTTGCATTTAAGGACCTCTTTCACGGCAGGCGCGACATTTAATTATGACGTCTACATGGGTGCAGTCGGGGGCCGGGCCTTTGAATTCAAAGGCCCAGCCCCAAGGATTCCCCGCTGTACTCCGTACTTCCCCGATAAATTGGCCCAAGAATTGGCCCATCCATCTCCGGCGTTCTGCCGAACTAAAGTCCATCACAATGTCACACCTCCCTGCACCACCACGACTGCGCGTACAGGCAGCCGTCGATCTCCTCCAGGCCGCTCAGCGTGAAAGCATTTGTCGCCATCCCTGACAACCTGGCATCCAGCAACGGTGTAAGTGGTACCGCATCGAGCGGCATGCCGGCCGGTCGGATCTCGGCGATATCGCTTGTCCGGTTGAGCTGCTCGCACATCTGGTTTCTGATGTTGATGTCACCGCGAATGCCGACCGTTTGCCGGATCGCCTTCCACTCCCGGGCGACACCCTTCTCTCTCATGCGCGTAATAAGGAAGTACATGGCTCGCTCGACACTGGATAAATAAACAGTATCGCAATCACTCTCGCGCCGTTCAACGTGTCGCTGACAGGCGACACTCCCTCAGGGAACATCCTTGAAGAAAACATGGCCGCCGAGTTTCAGCGTCTGCTTCGCCTTCGCCGCCCAGTCCGGAGCCTTTTTCATGGCGGTCGCGTAATAGTGCGTGGCGCCGCCGGTGGGGTCTGGCACCTTGCCGTCGATCACCTGGTCAGCAGCGATTTGAGCCTGGGCAAACTCGCGGAACGGAATCGGCTTCGCGCCACTCAGGTAAACGTAGTTAGGGTCGCTCTTGTTCCAGCAGCTGAATTGGTACGGCTTCTGGCACACGCCGACATATCCTTCGCCCCACCAAGACCTGGCCTTGCCGTCGTTCACACGGTTGCGGATCGTCCAGGCCACAGCGATTTGACCGGCGAGACTTTCCCCGCGAGCCTCGCCCCATAGCGTGCTCGCAAGGATGTCGCGGTCTTTTTCAGTAACTGTCATAACTTTTCTCCAGGCGAAAAAATACCCGCAATAGGCGGGAATCAATGGTTAAGCTATGCGCTCCACGCATGGAGGCACTTATGAAATACATAACGATTATTTTGATTGCCGCTTTGCTCGGCGGCTGTGCCTCATACAGTGAGCGCGGCACCGGTGAAAGCGGAAGGGAATTCAACAACAAGGGCTATACCGTCCGCTGTGATGCTACCCCGGCCAATCAGCCAGGCTGCTACACTCCGCCGCCGTCGTGGTCTTGGTGGCCTTCAAACAACATCAAATTGAAATTGGGTGCGAACTGAAATCAGCTCCATGTCCCGCTCGCTGTTTCACAGCGGGACCTGAAAATCAAGTTTGCTACCACCAAGAAGACCCGCATATCCAGCGCCTTGCAGATTTTACGCATGCCCCCACCACCAATCAGCACGATGTTACGAGCCACCTGTGAAAAACTGTACCTCCGTCAGACTAGGCATCACAGTTCGAACCAAGGAAAATTCATGAAGTTCATAGTTGCAGCTAATGAGCACATACACCTAAAGCAGGCAGACTACTTCGGAATAATTTACTTAACACTGCCGCTTATTTTATTTTTCATGTTATACACAATCACCTCCATCGCTATCCCCTCAACATTATTTCTTATTTACTGCATCACTCGATTAAGAATATCAGACACCGCACCAAAAACAGATTGGAAAATCAAAACATACAACGCATGCATTGCAGCCGCAGTTATTATTTTGAGTGGATCTACAGGCCCGCTATTTGCAAACAGCGACTGGTACAAGCATTTCGCTCTATTCAATGAAATCGCAAATCATAGTGCTCTAGGAGAGCCTGAATTTACTTTACGCTACTACATTGGCGCATACATAGTTCCCGGGATTATCGAGAAATTTGTTTCGCTTTCAAACGGGATTTCCATAAGCCTATGGTTATGGCTAGGGCTCGTTATTTTCTTAAATCAGCTTACAACACTGATCCAATCAACAGCGCTCCGATATGCTGCACCACTTATATTCATGTTATTTAGTGGCGCCGATATATTAGGCAGCCAGATCACAGGATTTAAGCGTGGAGACATATTCCATTTTGAGTGGTGGGCAGGCTGGATAGAGTACAGCTCTTCAATGACGTCTATGTTTTGGGCTCCGCAAAGCACCCTTCCAGCATGGATCTCCATAGCTTTTCTGGTTCAACGCCCAACCATCGAGCAAAAGCTCTTCGTATCCCCACTGCTTTTCTCAGCATGTCTATTGTGGTCTCCATTTGCAGCGATCGGCATCGCCCCTTTTCTCCTATTAACGTTGGCTCATCAAGATTTCCGCCTCTCCAAAATCAACTTCGGTCACTTGTTCGCACTCGGACTGATAGTTTTACTTCTTTGTTACTACCTCACCTTTGATACAGGTAACATCCCAAAAAATTTAGCGTGGAACAGTCCATGCTTGATCTCAAACTCCGGAGAACCTTGCTTTACATGGCCCAATTATGCCAAATTCATCCTCATTGAATTTTTCTTTTTAGCACTGATCGCGCTGTCATTTAGGCCAACTCGAAACGCAATTACTTATATAGCAATTGGGATACTACTCATCCTGCCAATGATGCGACTTGGGCTTTACAATGAGCTTGCTATGAACTCATCAAAGCCAGCGCTCGGAGCCTTAATCATTGCAATGATTCTATCATTACAGGACTCAAATGCCTGGAGAAGATCTTTCGCAGCCTTGTTACTCGCAGCAGGAATAGCTACTCCAGCAGGGGAAATAGCTCGCGCATTCAAACTACCAAAATCATTAAGCCCAGATTATGACATTACAACTTTTGTCTTACAAAACCCAATATTTGCCCAGCAATATGTAACAAATAAAAACATCTGGTTTATAAGATCTGAACAGTAAGCAGCATTAATAGCGCTGGTTGTTTAGGCCAACAATATCCGGTTTGGTTAAATCAGCGCGATTTACCGCGGCACGATACTGTTTCCAATTTTCCAGAAGCGCGCCATCGTCCGCAGTAGCTTCCGTCGAGATCTTCTGCGTCTTGCAAGGGTGCGACTCCTGATCACCCTCATCCCGTTGCGCTTCACTGGGTGAAAACTACGGGGGGACTTTCACCCAATAGATCTCGCCCATACCGGCCGTGCCAAAAAATACCTGCTCGATGGCGGGTCGGTTCGTGGGATCGCCATCAGACGGTTTCAGGTGACAGCGCAGGGGGATCGGCGGCAATGTCAGGGATTACAGGGACAGTCGGCCAGTTCGGCGCCAGCGGCCAAGTCACCTGCGTGGCGACTTTACCAAGCGCAAACTTGTAGGTCTTCCAAGCTTTCAGGTTTAGCAGCAGCGCGGCCTGCTCTGCCTCGTCTTCCTCGGTCGCTTCGCCAACTTCGATGCCGAACCCGATCGTGTCTATGCGCTCCTGGATACGGGCAATCTGCGCGAGCGCTTTTATGTTCCGGCCTGACAAATCAGCTTTGGCTGCAGCCAGTTGAGCTGCTTGGGCAGCAGCATCCTTCATTGCTTTGGTGATCAGCTTGGACCAGTCGATATTCATTCAATGTCCTCCGGTGCCGCAACTGTTAAAGGTTCCGGCAGGGGAGCGGGGAAAACTACCGGACCATCCGGAACGTTTTCAAGGGGAATAGGGAATGCTTGCTCTTTGCTGTAGTTGACCGGCAGGGGCAGGATCAGCGTCAGTTCGAGTTCGCCGCCGACGTTGTCGACCTGACCGGTGAACCACAGGGAGCTGATCGCGCTGGCCGGGAGCGTATCGCCGCTGGCCATTTGAGAGAAGTCGAAGGCCTCACCATTGATGGTGAGCATGGCGCCAACGCGAGACACTTCCAGCGTGTCGTCGCGGCGTTGCGGGGAAAGATTAATAAGCATTAGAACCACCTTCCAGTTGCGATATAGCCTGCATATGAAGTAGCGCCGTTTATTACGCCAATTAACCTCATGGTCATCGCTGACGCGCTTGCGCTGCCCTCGATTGCGGCCCATACGACTTGCGGGGTTGTAATGGCTGATGGGACAACCATCGGAACCCCGACGAAGCCCACAGGGAATGGATAACTCAGTGAAGCGCTGATGAACTGCGAGCCGTACGGAGTTGAGAGCGTGTACTGCACGGATGTGTAGTACCAGCAAATCATTGTTCCATCTGCGTACTTCACAAAATTTCCGTTGGTGTTAGAGCCTCGCTCAACGATTGCCCCGGTCGGCACTCCAGAGGTTTGCGAGACCGTGCCGACGACATTGGACTTTCCGTAAGCGCCTGCCGCTTGTAGTGCCGCCAGCAGCGCAGCCGTTGTACCAACACCCGTCCCGCCCTGGTTAACTGCTAGTGCAGTGGTCAAACCAGCGATCGACGTGATGTCGCTGTTCGCACCCTTCAAAGCCCTGGAGTTCACCTGCGCCTGAAGCTTACCGAGCGCAACCAGAATACTGTCCACCGCAACAACAGCGGTGGCGCTCGACAGATCCAACCCGGTGAGCGTTGAGGCAATCACCCGAGCATTGGTCAGATATTTGTTTGCTGCGCCTTCGGACAGACCGTCCGTATTCGAAAGGTTGAGCGCGGTTCGTACGCCGGCCGTCGTTGGGGTAGTTCCCAGCACCGCTAAAACGCCGCCGAATTGATTAACCAGCGCCCGCAGCGCATCAGCCGAATCCTTGACGTAACCCTGCATGGGTGCCAGCGCGTAGATCCCCGCTGCATTGGTCACGCCCTGATAGTTCGGCGAGATCGATAACGCCGTGTCGCTGGCAATGTTTGTGACTTCATACCAGCCGCCGTCAGGCCCACGAAACGCATCACCGACGCGGCTGTTGGCAATGAATGCCGTACCCGCGCCGATCACGGCGTTTGAATTTAGGACGACAGAGACCGTTCCTGATTTGTACCAGGGCATTGAGTATCTCCAGAAAGAATGTGTGCGAAGCGGAAGGAGTCAGGCCAGTAATTTGGCGCAGAGGAATGGACGGTGACCTTGGTCAGTCCAGGCAGTTGTGGCGAGGCTGTACATCATGATCCGGCCGTTGGCGTAATCGACGCCAAGCGCGCAACCGCCACCCGACGCATTGTTGTGGCAGTTCATGGCGAAAGGGTTCAGGGAGACATACTCGCCTGAGCCGAGCATCTTGTTAATTCCCCAGAAATACCGGTGGCCCACGGTCAGCTGCTCTTCTCCGAGGTACGTCCAGTTTCCTGCCGCGAAGGTCACAACGACCGCCGGAGCCCCACTGTCGTAAACAAGCGCCGCGTTCTGATCCCACAAACGCAGCCCATAGGCTGCCGTGCCCATGGACGCCCACGCGGCCACGAAGTACTGGCCGCTTAACGTTGCGTTGACGTTGGATGCCTTCATGGTGAACCCGGTCCAGTTGCCCGGGCCACCGGTGAACCATACCGAAATCGGAACCTGTATCGCCCCCTGATCTGGGCGAACGAACACTAGTGGCGGATCTTGGCTTGTGATTGCCCTGGCAAACACCCCTGACGCATTGGTAGTCCCCGAATACGCCCCCTTGGTGAGCATGCAAAGTCTTGGGGCCTCGGCGTCAATCTGAACAAATGCATTGTCGTTGATGCTCTGAAAACCAAAACTCATGTCGAGTACCTTATCGCGTAGGCCTTGGCGGCAACCGTTGAGCCAATAGTGGAAGCACTCGCAGATGGATTTTTTCTCCTGACAACCACCTGACCCACCGCCGTCGTGACGAACGGATATGACTTTTGGTTCCCGCTCCCGTCGGTTTCGGATGACTGCACATCCTGTGCCCTGGTCGGAATCATCATGAACACGCAGTTGGCCGGGTTGAAGCCCGGAATGCTCAGCGTGTAGTCGGGCGCGACTCCACTGAAGTCGATCACGCCCTGCCAGATCACTTGGTAGGTGAAGCTGTTGGTGTCCATTGACAGGCCACCGCTTCCATCAAAAACTCGCAAGCCAAATGAAGCCATGGTTCACCCCAGATAACCGAGCCGGACACGCAGCACATTGTTGGCGTCGTAGACCGAGACGTTCAGCGAGTTGATCACCAGCCGTCCCTGACCTGGGACGATGCCGTTGATCTCTAGCGTTCCATCCTTGTTGAGAATCCAGCCTTGCTGGCCGGCGATGTAGTTGGTCGAGCTGATGTAGCTGCCGATCTTGGCGTTGGTGATGGTGCCATCTGCGATGAACGCGGAGTTCATGAACACCTGACCACCCTGCACCGCAAACGGAACCGAGATGGTACCGCCGGCGATGGTGTTGACGATGGCGAAGCGATCGGCACTCACCAGGAACTGGCTTTGCAGGCCGGCGCCTGTGTTCTCAATGCCAAGGCCGATGCCGGCTGCGACGTACTGCCCCCCTGCGGTGATCTGCATCTTCACCGACCACATGGTCGACAGTTTGCCGGCCGTGTCCGCGTAGGCGGTCGAGGTTTCCTGAATGGCCGCAGTGTTCTCGCCGACCTTCACGTTGACCTGGGTGATCGCCGTTGCCGTGGCTTCCTTGTCCGTGGCCACGACCTGCCGCAGGTCGGTGACGCTGGCTTGGTTCTCGCCAACCGCAACAGTCAGCGTCGTGATTTTCGTTGCCGTCGCAAGGTTTTCAGACGCCCTCACCTTTTCTTCGTTGGCAATGGCCGCCGTACTCCCCCACTCCTTCAGCGCGCCATCCAAGTCGCCTTGCCCGTCATCATCACGGAAAGAAGCGCGCAGAGCCTCGAAGGCTGTCGCCTGCGCAGTCACAACGCCGTCGAGTTCAGTAATCTCGGCGGTGTTGGTTGCGACCTGCTGGGCAAGCCCATTAGCCGTTTGCACCGACTGGCCCACATCTAGCCAGTAATCCAGATTCGGTGGCGGCGTCTCGATCGGCACCGGGCCAGTCGCCTGGTATATCCGTTTGCCGACGACGACAAGGTCGTACTCTTCGTAGGTGGCTTCAGGGTCGTAACCCTTCAGCGCATCCAACGCATCGATCTGTGCCTGAAGACCCGGGATCAGATTGATCTTATCGACGATGTCTTGACCAAGCTCTGTCTCTCCAACCTGATGGGCGATCAGCTCCAAAATTGCCGATGCGTCGGAACTCGATTGTCCCTGCACACCCATGCCGATCGGGTACCACGGACCGATGTTGCCGATCCGATCCACCAGGCGCCCCCAGAAGTAGAACGTCACCCCAGCGCGCAAGCCCAGCATCGAGAAATCGCTTTGCGGATACGACAGGTCTGTCAGCTTGGTCGCGGCCTCCAGGCTGGTCGTTGGGCCGTGCCATATCTCTGTCCGCTGGGTGTCCTCTGCGCCAGCCGGGAAGCCCCACTTCAGGTAGATACCGAACAACAGCGGCGTGGCCGTCAGATAGCTGAGCGCCGGCGGCAGGCCATCCTTGCCTTTCAGGTTCGTCAGCATAGAGCTGCGCCAGATCGACGAAATGTCGAAAGAGCTGACCGCGCGGACGCGGGCCACATAGGCGCCCGCGTAGATGCCCACCACGTCGACACCGGTCATGCCGGTGCGCTGCAGCTTGATCCAATTGCCTCTGTCCTTGCGCCACTCGACGTCGTAGCCCACTGCACCGTTCACAGCTGGCCAGCTGATGGTCATGGTGGCCACGGCCAGGCCCTGTGAGACAACCGAGGTCGATGTAACGGTAACGCTGGCCGGAGCCGGAACCACGGTGATCGGAATCACGCTGATCGGCCGCTCTTCCAGGCGTGCGCCGGTGTCGATGTGCGCGAACTTGCTCGGGTCGTACTGGACGGCCGAGATCTCGAACACCCCAGCCTCTGGTCGAGACACAGAGGTCACGCGATACAACGGCACGGCCAGGTCGTCGGCATCGAGCGCCCAGACAAGCTCGGACTCAGGCGCAACCGAATAGGACGTGGTTACCGTAACCGCGCGACCGACCACTGACTGCACAGTGCGACCTTCGCAGTTACCGTTAGGCAGGT